ACTCAAAGATTAGATATTTTTGTTACAGGTGTCGTTGGTCGTTCTATGGGAAGTGGACATTTTTCCGTAGATAATATCAATGAACTTACAAGAAATGCAGTAAAAGCTTTTAATGAAAACCTTAAAGGATTATAAAAAGCTTTTTAGGGACTTTTGGGGGTATTCAGAAACGGATACCCCTATTTGTTGGTATTGTAATAAACAACAAGCCGTAGATTTACATCATGTCCTCGCTAAAAAAATGGGTGGAGTAAAAAATAATAGACTCAATAGAATTGATAATCTTTTTCCATTATGCAGGGATTGTCATAATCAAGCACATTCCAGGATAATTAAAATTGAAGATCTACAAAATATTTTAGAAGAAAAAATAAGGATTAAAAAAAATGAAATATAAATTTATTAAGACGCTTCAACTATAAATTAAATTATTACAAAAAACAAAAAGATGATGCTTTGAAAGAAATAAAAAAATCTTCATCAGCAATCAAAGGATTAGAAAAAAGAATTAAAGAAGAAAAAAATTTATTACAATATGAATTAATACAACAAGAATTAGAGCAAAAACAATGACCGATATTTATTCTCTTAATTTTGATCCAAATGTACTTTCACATAAGGAAGAAGAATTAGGATTAGAATTTGCTGATAATGATACAGCTATAGATTTGATGAAAAAAGAAGAAAAAATGATAGTTGCAGAATTAACGCTTTATTATACAAAATTTGGCGGATATAAGAATATTACTGAATTAAATGGAAAAATTTATTCAGATAAAAAGTTTAAGGATTTTTTTGATAGATACGAAAAAACCTTAAAGGCAAGGAATCAATCTAAAATTAGATTTGAAACCTTCAAAGCTTTTCGTAACGACTTAAGAACAAAAGTTGTTAACGAAAGGGAATTGGCTAAAAACTTATAGAAAGGAGTTTATATGAGCCAGAATAAACAAATCCTTAATTACCTTTTACAAGGTAAAAAATTAACCCCTCTAACAGCATTAAGTAAATTTGGTTGTTTAAGAT